NGTTATGGAGCGATTACGAACTTGGGGGTATGTGTAAGTGGCCCAAGAGTGGGTTGAGCAGCCAGATAGACGCACTCGCACAAGCAAGACGCGGCGTCTCCATAAGGACGGCCAGCCGACTAGGAAATATTCCTGGGACGGGCAGGTCGGCGTCTCTAAGCACTATGAGGATGCCCTGGGTGCTTGGCAAGATGTGGGTTATGATGAGGAACCTGATACTGATGGCTTCACAGTCAAGTTCACTAAACTCTCCTACTTTGGGCGTATAGACAACGAGGGGCGCAGGCGATTCTATCCCGACAGGAACGATCTCTCCTACTGGATAGAGTTCAAGAAGCCCTATCCCAGTATGGGCGCTCCGACTAGACACAATCGCTGGTGGTATTGGGATTTTGCACACGCGACCTTCGGGCTACGGTTCGATGTCGATTCGCTCAAATTCGGCTTTCGCCTCAAGCGTGCCCAAGCTCCACATAGCATAACTATTCCCTTCGAGACACAGGGGATTACTAGGCAGGGTAGGCTACTCTATCACGATGGGGAAGTAGTAGCGGAACTCAGGAAGCCCATCGCCATAGGCTCTAACTTCGACGTAGAGGGCCTCCCTGTCCAGAAGGAGTGTGATGTTCTCTTTGCCCCAGGCGAAGTAACTATCAGCCTCGACCCTAGCGGCTTGGAGTATCCCATAGATATTGACCCCACGGTGGACGTGCAAATAGGGGCGAATGCCAATGACGGTATGTGCTACGAGATCGACAAATGGTATGAGAATTATATTTATTTTGGGAAAAATCAGGCAGTATCTCGTAACGCTTGGATGTTGTGGGACGTAGATGTAGCCCAAGGCGTAACGATTGATGTTGCCACTATATCTGTGAAGTGCAAGGCTGGCCGCACGGACGACATCAACACAAAGTTCTGGGGGAATGATATTGACAATGCAAGTCCCCCGACAAGCCTTGCCGACTATCTTTCGAAAGACAAGACAACTGCCTCGGTTGATTTTGATTTTACAACCGATACAGTTACAGGCACTTGGTATAACAATATAGTATCCATTGTGAGCATTATACAAGAAATCATTGATAGGCCAGGCTGGTCTTTAGGAAATAATTTACAGGTTTTCAATGAAGATGATGGGAGTGGAACTAACCTGTATCAAAAGTGGCAAGACTATAATGATGCGCCGGCTGATGCCGCCAAGCTCCACATCGAGTATACGGAGGCGGCAGTAGGACAGCCTATGCCAGTGCGGGCATTCGGCATCCCAACTAGGGCGGGAGTGATGATGGGAGGAAGGAGATAGATGAAGCTAGAAGCTGGCAAGGAGTATGTTGTCATTCATAAATCCAAGGGGTCAGTGCGGGGAAGATTCTTAGGCGAAGACCCTGGACTTCCTGGTGATCTTTTGGATAAGAAGCTATTGAGGTTTGTATTGGAAACTGGACCAGAATCGGGCCAGGAACGGTTGGCCCGTGCCGTTTATGGGCCTACAGGCCAGCCAGTATCAAGAACAGTTGCACGGCTGAGACCCTCAAAAATTCTTGAGATTATACCCTCGACGCGTTCGCCAATCTTGGAACGAGTCGACATGCCGAAAGCAGAGATTGAAGAGGCTAAGTCTGAAACAATGGGTGTAAAAAAGAGAATTTTCAAAAAATTATTTAGGAGGTAAGAATCATGGCCGGATGGCCACCAAAGAAGAATGCAGCTTTTGTATTGGAGTTTCCCATTTACGATGCAGATGGAGACCCAGTAAGTAGTGCAGCCGCACTGGACAGCGAGGTGTCTATTGATGGTGGCGCGTTTGTGGATTGCACTAACGAAGCCACCGAGATAACTGCGGGTGATGGCCAATACGCTCTTAGCTTGACTGCTGCCGAGATGAACGGCGACCGCATTATGGTCATTACCAAGACCACAACGAGCGGTGCGAAAACGGCTGTTAATCTTATGTACACGAGTGTCCGACAGATAGATGATCTGGCCTTCCCAGTAACCACGGGTCGAGGTCTGTTGGTTGAGTCTGACAATGTAGTGCACGCGGACCTGAAAGAATGGTTAGGCGTGGCACCTCTAGCCCTATCGAGCCAGCGAGTTCAGTCTCTCGTTGGTGCGATGAGTTCAGGCGTTATCGCTGCTGCCACCTTTGCGGCTGGGGCGATTGACGCTGCGGCTATCGCAGCCGATGCCATTGGAGCGTCGGAGATTGCAGACGGTGCCATAGACGCAGGGGCCATTGCAACAGGAGCTATCGATGCTGATGCTCTTGCTGCTAATGCCATAGCTGCAACCAAGATCGCCACCGGTGCGATTACAAGTGGCAAGTTTGCAGCTGGAGCCATTGATGCTAGCGCTATTGCCGCTGATGCGATTGGGTCTTCGGAACTTGCAGCTACGGCGGCACAGGAGATAGCAGATCAGGTATGGGACGAACTCATGTCGGGCCACTTGACAGTTGGCTCATTTGGGCAAGTCCTGAATGGGTTGGGTGCCCGGACGGGCGAAGTAAATGATGTTGCACCCGCTGCGGGCGATTTCGATGTAGACGGCTTCACTGAAGCCACCAATGCTCACTTCGCTGGACATGTCTTAGTGTTCACCAGCGGGGCACTCTTAGGACAGGCAAGAATTATTAGCACTTACACTGGTGCGGGTCAGAACTGTGCCTTCGACCGAGCTTTTACCGAAGCTCCCGCTGACAATGATGATTTCGTAATCCTCGGCGGACTTGCAGGAGGTCTGGGTAGACTGATTGCCACCGAATCTGATGGGGATGCCCACGCCGATCTGAAACAATGGCTAGGGACAGCTCCAAATGCACTTCAGTCAGGTCGAGTGGATAGCTATGTTGGGGCATTTGCTAGTGCCGTTATTGATGCTGCAGCCATTGCAGCAGACGCTATTGGCGCATCAGAATTAGCTGCGGATGCAGTTGCTGAGATTGCTGATGCTATCTGGGATGAGGACATTGTGGCTGCCCACGGCACGGCCAGCACAGCAGGACTTTTGCTGAGGGTCTTGGGTGCTGCTATTAGCACTCGGGTCAACAATGCTACCCTCAATGCTCTACTCGGTGTGGCTGATACCGCAGGAACAGACCTGCCTGAGCAGGTATGGGCTGAGACCGCGCGGACACTCACTGCCCTTGGCTTCGTTCTAGCAGCCGCAGATATTGGCACTGATGCCATCGGTGCTGCGGAGCTAGCCACAGATGCAGTCAACGAGATTAGGGATGCAATCCTGAGCGACAGCACCCCCTTCGCAGGAGCCGCCATCACTGAGGTGAGACTGTCTGAGCTTGATGCTGGCACAGCTGGTAAGATGGCCGCCGAGGTTGACATCATCAAGGCTGGAGTCGTCGCTGTGACAGGTGCAGTGAACGATGTAGCAGCTACTACAACCGATTTCGACACTGATGGCTTCACCGAGGCCAGCGATGACCACTTCAATGGACACTGGCTCGTCTTCACCAGCGGGGCATTAGCTGGACAGGCCCGGATGATTCGTGATTATACGGGCACAGGCCAGAATGTCGCCTTTGATAGAGCCCTTACTGAAGCACCTGCGGACAACGATACCTTTACTATCCTTGCTGTGCAGTCAGGTGCCTGGGAAACAATCTTGGCACGATTGACAGATGTGGAAGGCGAGAGCGCGGTATCAAACCGTATGGTGCTCTGGGCCGTTGCAAAGCTAGTTAACAAAGTTGATGCAAGCACCACCACAGTCAGTATCAAGAAGACTGACGACACAACCCAGCTATTTAGCCAGACCGCAACTGTTGATAGTGGCGCTGATCCTATCACCGTTCTGGATACGGCATAAGGCGGTGAGTAATGCCGGATATTAGAAATCTAACTGGGCAACCAACCGGGGGCGTCAGACAGTTTGAGGTCGCTGCCGTCCCTGGCCAGCCCACTCGGATACGAACTTGGGGAATTCCTACCGGTCCAGGATGGTTTGACAGACCTGGTAAGTGGAATTTTATGCCCTTGCCTGATTGGTGGAGGCGTTGGCAGCATAGGATATTTGGTTTGATAAATGCCTGATATTCGTAGCTGGGTATATGGATTCGCTGTTCGTATTCAAAGCGTATTCCTGATTGGCGTCATTGACCTGATAGCCAAATACGATAGCTTTGCGCTGGTTGCATGGACGGAGACATTAGACCTTGAGGCCCAATCCGATAGGTTTGCGTTGGTTGCGAAAGCAAGAAGGGAGATATGAGCTTATGGCCAATTCTGATCATGATATTGAACGCAATATTATAAGCCAATATTCGACCGAGGCACGCATCTATACCGTTGATGTGACCAATGTCGGCTTGACCGCTGATGGCACTGTGGCGAGCCCTGATATGACTGTCTATGAGATTTCAAGCCTAACTGATGTCACTTCATCCGTGACGACCGGCTCCATGAGCGTGAGCGGCCAGGTAATTACCCTAAAGAAAATTCAGACGCTCGAAAAAGGAAAGAAATATCGGGTCGATGTAACTTTCACCAAGGATGGCTCATCCCTTGATCGGCGGATACGGATAGATTGCCCAACGGACTGAAAGGAAAAGGGAAATGGCAACTATAACCTTTACGATTCCGGATGCCTTGGCAGCCGAATTCAATCAGATAGCGCAAGCGCGGGGCCACACGAATGCAAAAGTGATGTTGAGAACCTTGCTAAGAAACATCCTTCTCGATGCCAGGCTTGAACCAGCTACACAACAAGTTATACAAGCCAAAGTGGACGAGACTGATGAGGATATGGGCACAGTGGAATAGGTAGGGAGATATGGCACTCCGAACCGGGTACAGGTGGTATATAGGTAGAGACGATGCCAAGCTGGATTATCTGGGTATTCCCAACGCACAGACAGCCAAGGATAGCAAAATAGACAGCCTCATAAAACGGGCATCACGCAGGATTGAACAGTTGACCCATCGCGTGTTCATTCCCGTGACTGAGACGCGCTATTTCGACTATCCTGGCAATTCTATCCGGCTGTTTCTGGATGGGGATTTGCTTTCCGTAACCACGCTTGCGGTGGATGACGATGCCATTGCCAGCACCGACTATCACCTCTACCCGCTAAATGGCTATCCCAAGATGTGGCTGGAAATGGATTTAGCAGAGGGCGAGGTATTCACCTACTCGGATACTCCGCAGAAAAGCGTGGAGATTGCTGGCGTCTGGGGCTATACCGATGATTACGAAGCCAGCGGGTCGCTTCTGGATGGGGCAATAAGCTCCGCCACAGCCACTACGATAGTGGTTGATAATGGGGCGGATTTCCAAATCGGGGATTGTATTTTGGTGGATACAGAGGCGATGTTTGTGTCGGGGATTAGTGGCAATGACCTCACGGTGGTGCGGGGTGTGAACGGCACAACGGCTGCAACGCACGATACTGATAGCATCGTTTATATTTACAAGCCCCCGGCGGATATTGCGCACGCCTGCGGGGTCTTGGTAGCTCGTTGGGAGAAGCGGGCGGAGACGGCCTGGAGCGACCGCACGGGGACGGCAGAGGCGGGCTTCAGCATATACAGCGAGATACCCACTGAAGTCAAATCTATTCTGAACAACTATCGGAGGGTAGTGCTGTGACAGAAGAAGAGCAGGAGACTTATGCCGAAGAGCAACAGGCAAGGCTAATCAAGGCCAACGAATTCTATGATGCTCTTGTGGAGGCGGGAGTTGTGTCTGCTGGGCCCAGAATAGCAAACATAGTTATTCAGGTGCCCGCCGATGATGTACCCCGAATGGTGATTGTCTATTATCTAGACGAGAACCTATTGAAGATATGTGAGCTTTTGAAGCCAATGAGAGTTGTGGAGGTTCGCGAGCTGTGAGCATCACATTCCGTGTGGAGGGCCTTGATAGGGTGCGCAGGAAGTTGAGGGGTGCAGGGCCAGTCCTGCGGGCCGAGGTGGGTAAGGCAATGGCACAATCACTGCTAACGATTGAGGGTGCAGTCAAGGAGCGGACGCCAGTGGATACAGGCACTTTGAGGCGAAGCATCCACTCAGAGATACGTAGCGAACTTCATGGGGAAGTAGGCACGGATTTGAGATATGCGCCCTATGTGGAAGTGGGGACGCGGCCGCATTGGGTTCCAGGATGGGCTATTGCAGGCTGGCGGAGACGGCACGGGATGCGGCCAGGCGCAGCAATGTTTGTATCAGGCAAAGCCCATCGTATGTTCGAAGAGGGATTGAAAGCAACGGCGGGCAAAGTGCGAAGGTTCTTTAATCAGGCCATAGCAAGGGCAACGGATAAGCTCAATGGCTAACGAACTCAAGAACGCGGTGGCGCAAATCTTGATACATGCGGCAGCTATCACTGGCGTGCGGGGATCGAGCCACGGCCAACCCAGAAGCATCCCGATGACGCCTTGGGTGGCGGTATTCGCCAGCGGTGGCGATAGCGGGCCTTACACATTTGGCACGACTGAGGATACGCACCGCATCACAGTTCGGTTCTATTTTACCTTGACATCGTCAGAAGATACCGAGGACAACTTGGAGGATTTATGGGAATTGGCAGCGGATAAGTTCTGGGGCGATATTGGCCTTACAGGAAAAGCTACCTTTTTGGAAATGACGGGCTACACGACGGGTTATCAGGATGTTGGGCGGGACACTTACAGAATACTCGATGTGATATTGGAGGTGCAAATTGCCGGAGCAGCAATCACAATCTGAGGCCAAAAAGAATGAAATTACTGTGCGCTATCACGAATGTTTTAATGCCCTTTCGGGCACGCTTGGAGGCGATTTGCCTCATAAGTTAAATCTCGGTTGTGGCGAGGCAAAGGAGAAAGGATTTGTCAACCTAGATTGGCAAAAGCGTTTCAAGCCCGATGTGCTCTGGGATATTAGCGAGTTTCCTTGGCCCTTCGAGGATGGCTGGTTCGAGACGGTCTTCGCCTTTCACATCCTGGAGCATTTTGGGGGCGAGTATATCCCGATTATGCAGGAGCTACATCGGATAATGCAGCCCGGGGGCGTGCTCTATGTGCGAGTACCCTACTATGCCTATCCTACGGCGTGGCAAGACCCAACACACAAGAGGGCATTTTCCGAGCGTAGCTTTCACTACTTTGACCCACGTTATCCGGAAGGCGAGGGTGAGGAGTATGGCAATCTTTTCCTGGTGCAGTCGGTGAGATTGCAAGCAGATAGCTACGAGATGCAGATTGCCATGAGGTCTCTGAAGGAATGAAAATTATCATAGTCTATCCTGGCCCAACCATGAGCACCTACGATGTTGCGCGGGGCTGGGAGCGGGCCTTCAAAGAGCTAGGGCATGAAGTGATGGGCTTCAACTATCACAATATGCTCACCTTCTATCGGGACACGTTCGGAATGTGGCAGAATATCACCCCTGGTTTCGATTTTGAAGATGATGACATCCTGATGATGGCCAGCGAACGGCTAATAATCAATTACTTGGAATTTGAGCCTGACCTTGTATGGGTGGTGGCGGGGACAGTGCTCTACCCACGAACATATATGTTGCTGAGAAAGTTGGAGGCTCCGATAGCACTGCTTTGCACCGAGAGTCCATATTGGGATGAGAACCAATTGAAGATAGCTAAGTGGGTGGATTGGGTCTTTATCAATGACCCCATTAGTCTGGAGGCGTTTCGTAGGGAGAATGCCCGCACTTGGTATATGCCACACTCCTATGATCCCAGCGTCCATTATCCGCAGCCTAGCGATGCTAACTGCTCATGCGATGTGTTCTTTTGCGGGACTGGCTTTCCTGAGCGGACGGAACTTTTCGAGGAGGTTGAGTGGGGCGGGGTGGACTTCAGACTCTTCGGCAATCACTGGGATATAGGCCCGAACCACGCGCTCTTCTTGAATTATCGCCCCGGCACCCTCGATAACGAGGAAGTGGTGAAGTGGTATAGCAACTCGAAAATCAGCCTCAATAGCCATCGTCTAAGCAAGATGGGCGATTTCTTGGAGCGAGTGCCAGGAGGCGCGAAGATAGCCAAGGCTTGGAGTTTGGGGCCGAGAGCCTACGAGATAGCGGCCTGTGGAGGCTTCCAGCTTTGTGATGACCATAGGCCCGAACTGAAGGAGGTATTTGGGGATACAGTGGCGACATATCCTTGGGGGGATGCCGTTGCTTTGCAAGATAGAATTGCGTATTACTTAGAGCACGAAGAGGAACGGAAGGAAATGGCACGGGCGGCGAGGGAGCGGGTAGAACCGTGTATCTTCGTCAACCGAGCCAAAGACGCCATAAAACTAATGGAGGTTTGAAATGGCAAAGTCAGTAGGAATGTTGGGCCTAATGTATCTGGGTGGGAATGAGATAGGCAAAGCCACTGCGTGGAGCGTTGATCAAGACCAGGCCACTATCGAGATACCACAGACATTCGGCGCCACTTGGGGGGAAACCCTCCCTGGTGGCCTGCGATGGAGTGGGACTTTCGGTGCGGTCTATGATGACGTGGATACCAACCTTGAGGATGCGGTAACCGCAGCGGCGGCGAAGCAGATAGTCCTCTATGCCAACCGCAATGACCTCACTGATTATCTGTATGGCAGTTGCTATCCGTCAATCAGTCTCAGTGGGGATACTGGTAGCCCATTCACGCACACTGGACGCTTCGCAGGATCGGGCGCGCTAACGCATATTAGCTAGAACTGAATAGAAGGAGGGAGGAAGATGGCCAAAAGGTTCGTCTCCTCGAAGGAAACCGTCCGTATCGACCTCGGTGATGGCGATTGGGTTGATATTAAGGCGCGGCTATCCTATGGCGATCGCAGGAAGGCATCTGGGGGCATGATGAAGGTTGTCTTCAATCCTACCTCTGGCGCGGTCGAACCCATAGAGTTAGACATCGAGCAGCAGGAGGCCAATCTGATGCTGGTAGGCATTGTGGATTGGAACTTGAAGGACGAGGAGGGGGAGATAGCGCCAATCAATAAGGATACTGTCTCGATGCTCGATGGGGAGACTTCTGACCGTGTCATCGCTGAAATGAATGAGCGCTACCGCCGGCGGGGGGCACAGGAACGGGGGGAATCATAAGCCTGGTGGCTGGCCACCTCTTTCAGGGTCAATCTCTACCACCAGGCATATTCAGCAGTGAGGCTTTACTTTTGGAAAAGACAGGCTGGAGCTGGCAGCAGCTTATGGGCACGCCGGAGAGTGTGTTGGAAGAGCTAGAGATACTCTGGGAGGCGAAGGCAAAGGCTGAGGCGATGCGTCGGGGGTTGGATGGCTAACCGAATGTCCAGCGCCAGACACGGATACTCAGGAATAAGATTGGGGTCATTATGGCCCAAAATATAGTCGTCATAATACACCATCCAACCAATCCGAAAATGACCTGCCAAAATCCTGGATGGTGACTCATCCAAATGATTGTATCTAATGTTATGAATGAGAACAAGAAAGCTTCAGCAAATGAAAAAGCATTCGGTATAGCCAACAGCGCGGCCAAGACGAGACCCAACCGCCAGGCTATCGTCCAAACAGAACGGCGTTTCTTTTCCATAGTCTTGGTGAATTGCTGTCACAAATGGAGCTTCTCTAATGACGGCTAGCCAAAAATCCAGCGCCAAGCGCGGATAGAAGCAGCTATTACCAAGGCTAACATAGGCCAGAAGATTAGAAGCATAACGGCCCAGGCGATGACATAGAGGGCCCAAAGCCAATAGGGAGAAAACTGTGATAGGGCATCCAAGGTGAGTATATTGACACGGAAAAATATGAAGGAAAGCACGAATTGTTTGGCATTAGGAATGGCTAATAGGGCTGCCACGACCAGTCCCAATCTCCAACTAATAGTCCAGGGGGAATGTCTATGTCTTTCCATCTCTCGCCTCCTTAATTGCATCATATCACAACTTTTGAGAGAAATCAATGGCTAAAAACAAAGTCGCCATTATAGTTGAGTTGCGTGATGAAGCCACTCAGTGCCTTGGGCGTCTAGATGATGCACTAGGCAAGACTGGGCGAAGCTTCAGCAATTTGGCGTGGCAGGTAAGGAAAGCTGCGCTCGCATTTTCCCTGATTGGCGCGGTAACTTTGAAAGTGGCGGAGAGTGCTGCCAAGACACGGGCAGCGCATGAAATGTTGGTGCGCCTAGCCAAGCAGGCCGGCACCACTGCCGAAACCATCTTGACAGAAATGCGCCGTGCCTCGCGAGGCATGATAGCCAACGCTGATATGATTGTCCAGGCTAACCGCGCAATTGCCGGGATCGGTCCTTGGTTTGCCCAAGAATTACCTACGGCAATTGAGGCATCTATCGCGGCGTGGAAGGCTGGTGGTGGCGCGTTGAGCTATTACCTTGACAGTATTGTCAGGGGCATTGGGCGGATCCAGCCGTTGATCCTGGATAACCTGTTCGTGCAAGTTGGTGTTGCCGAAGCGACTGATAAATGGGCTCAGGCCACGGCTGAGCAAACTAAAACTCTCTCCAAGAGCCAGCAGCAATTGGCACTCTACAATCTGTTCCTGGAGAAGATGAAGCCGCTAATGGAATCAGCCGAGGCGTCCAGTGGCGGGTTTGAAGAGCAGATGGCCGAACTCAACGCCCAGATTAGAGATGCCAAGGACGAGATTGGCATTGCGCTTATTCCCATCGCACAGGAGGCGGTCAAAGTCTTTCAGGCGTTGGTACCCCATATCGAGAGTGCTGCTAAGGCATTCCAGGCATTAAGTGATGAAGAGATGGGTGGCTTCACCCGAATTACTGCATTGCTGACCGTTTTGGGTGGAATCGTAGCGGGTAAACCGGGAGCGGTTATTGGTGGGCTTGCTGGTATCGGAACAGCGAAACAATTTGCGGATACCAAAAGGGAACTGCAAGCCTTGAACGAAGAGGCTGCGAGAGGCGCTCGCAATTGGGATGAGTATATCGCCCGATTCAGGTATCTTGTCGCTGAAAAAGGCGGAATGAGCTTACATCAAATACTAGGTCAAGACGCGGCGGAATATGCTAGGGATGCCGACATGATTGGGGCTTCCCTAGATAAGATTGTAGCCAAGGCCATCGAATTGGGTCGACTTCCGCCCTTTGGTGCCCGCATGGCAGGTGCCCAATCCCTGGCGGAAATGGCAGAGCTGTTTGGTGTTCTAGGACAAAGTATTGATGAAGTAGCTGGCAAGACGAAGATATGGGCAAGTGAGTTCGTAGCTTATGCCAAAAGCCTGTCGCCAGCGGAGTTAGAGCGGGCTATCGACATGCATCGAGCCAACATCCACGAAATCAATTTGGAATTAGCTGCTATCGAGGAGGGCACGGAACGACACAGCATCTATACTGCTGCATTAGACCAGGAAACACAAGCATTGAGTATCTTGAAAGATGCACTGGGGGCTGCTACGAGGGCGGAAGGGATATTTGGAGATCTGATAACTAGCGTTACGGGGAAGATACAGGCGCAAGCAGCAGCAATCTTGGGTCTGGCGCAGGCAGCTCAACGCCAACAGATTGGGGTGGCTCTCGGAGGGCTCTCCCCCAAACAACTGGATGTCTTCATAGAAGGCCAGCGCCGCTTAGGAGCGGGGTTGGAATTTGCACGAATGATGACTGTGGAGGGTTCAGCAGCGTGGAATAAGTATTCACGGCAAATTGACCAAGCCAATACACGGATGCAGATGGCCCAACTGCAACTGACAACCCTTGGCGGAGTCCAGATAACCGCAGCAGGTGCAGCTCGTGCCCATTCTATGTCTATCCAGCAGCTCGCGGCTGCCTTCGCTGCCTCCCACCCTCTAGTGATTGCACTAACGGCTTCGATAGCCAATCTCCAGGCCCAGCAAGTGGCCGTCCAGGATGCGCAGCGTGGCTTAAGCGCGGCCATGCACGAAGCTTCTCGTGCGATGAGGCAAGCACAGGAGCGGGTAACAGGACTGTCCCAGAGGCTATCAGAGGCGCGGCAGCGGTTGGATGAGTTGGCTGCACCCAAGCTCAAGGGGATGACCGAGCTGGATAGGCAGATCGAGCTTGTCCAGGACTACATGAATGCGGTGAAGCTGGCTCGGCTGGTGGGCGG